ACAATGTTCGTGGAATAGAAATGCAATCGCAATATTTATTTACAACAGAGATTAGTCCTACAATACCCGCAACATCTGTAGGTGCTGCAGGAATTAGCAATGATTTAGCAAAACAAGCATCTAGAAATGGAATTATTAAAAATTCAAATGCTACAAATTTTTTAACAGAAACAGAAGTAAATCAATTATCATCAACCCAGGCTGGAGTTGTTCAGGCTTCTGCTTTAACTATTAATGGGCCATCATTTAAAACTACAGAAACTCCTATTAACTTTGTTTCTTATGTTTATAAAAAATTAGATAGTGCCTTTAAAGCATTTGGAACTAGAGTTAGAATTGTTGGTAAAATAGAAAACAACGAAGTAAGGGGTCAAACTCCAATCGGTAGCATGCCATACTATCAACTTGGTGCAGTTCAGCCAAATCAAAGCATCAGCATTGGCGGAGGTTCGGGAGGTCTAGGCGTACTAGTTAACCCTGAAACAAATAATGGATATTATTTTGAAATTATTGCATTAACAGAAAACAATGTTGAGTCATATTTAAATCTAAATGAAAAAGGTCAATCAAACATTTCTATTAACAATGTTGTATTTTACAAAATTAAAAAAGAAACTGCATCAGACAAGGCAATTCCAATTAAATTATATGGAGGACTTACTCAAATAAACATTGATAGTGGAACTTTTGCGGGGTATCAAAGAGCATCAGCAGAAGAAAACACAACCGTATATGACCTAACAATAGAATATCAAGAAATTGGCAACACTAGAAGGTTTTTCCTATATATAAATAATCAATTAATCCAAGTTGTTGACGACACTGATCCACTTCCAATATACAACAACATGGCATTATTCTCTCGTGGATCTTCAAGATGCATGTTTGAGCATGTTTATGCGTTGTCTGGAAACTATGCTGAAAGTTTTGACTCTTCTGTAACAGAAACGCTATCCTCTGCATTTAAAAATAAAGAGGTTGGCACTAATGAGTCATTTAGAAAATATGCAATGAGTGGTGTTGTTCAGTCAACCTACCTTTCTGGAATAAGTGCACAACAACCACCAAAATACAATATATACTTTGAAGAGTTTGGATCTATAATGCGTGAGTGCGCTTATTTTAATATTAGGTATGATCGTGCATATCCAGCATTGTATTCTAAATTAGCACCACCAATTAATAAAAACCTTGCCTACACCGTATCTGGGTTTTACTCAGACTCATATGGTGCTGAGTTTTTAATATTTAACTCAACAGATAATTTTTTAGTATTAGATGAAACAAGTGGAAATTATTTAAGAATTCAGGGTATTGCTTTTACACAAAACACAACCCATGAATTAACAGTAGACGAATATTTTAAGAAAAAAGGAAATCTTTCAGACCCACCCTTTAAAGGAGATACACTGACATACTCTCCATTAGTTCAAAAAAACAAATATGATGAGATTAAACTAAGTAGATTAATTTATGGTAAGAATGAGTTTTCTATAAACACTGAATATATTCAAACACAAGATGATGCTGAAGCCCTAATGGGTTGGATTATTAGTAAAATTATGACTCCTAAAAAATCAATTGGGGTAAAGGTCTTTGCTACTCCTACGATTCAATTAGGAGATATTGTAACGGTTAACTATAAAGATGGAGAGTTGGACTTGGTTTCTGCACCAACAGATAGGTTTGTAGTCTATAATATAGAGTATTCAAGAAATGTAGATGGTCCAGATATGACTATTTATTTAAACGAGGTATAAGATGTCAATTAGTTTATCTGCAACACCCCAAACCCCCGCAACTTTAAATCAAATACTGTCAACGTCAAATGTTAATCACATAAAGGCAGCAACACCAGATATTGTATTATTTGAAGATGACCATGTTTCAACAAGTGAAATGTCAACTTTATACTTTGAAGACATTGGCGCTCAAGAATTAATAAGCATATCAAGAAATGACACAATTAACGGACAAGAACTTTCCTATGAGCCAATAAAAAATATTAAATCCTTGCAACAGTCATACAACCCCAATAACATTCTTGGTTTACAAAAAACATCAGATAAATATTTTGCTGGATTTTCTATTAGATTTGATCAAAAATTTCCAAATGTTGGTAATGGCTTAGATGGAGAAAACATTTATGTTGATGAACAGGGCAACCTAGTTATAGAGGCAATAGGTTTAAACAATGACGAACAAATTGAGGTTGAATTAAGCACTGGTGGTACAATATACAGTATACAATTTGACGGGAATGAATCGTGATAACCAATACTGGAAAAAATATTATTGGCAAATACCTGCTTGGTCAGGCTCCAGCATATGCGTCATACATTGCAATTGGATGTGGGCCAACACCATTAGACACTAACGATGTTCCTGAAGACGCTTCTGAAAAAAAATATTTAGATTTTGAGATGTTTCGTGTGCCAATTTCTTCTAGAGGGTTTGTGAATGAAAACGGTATAGATAAAATTGTTCTTACTGCAGAATTACCAACAGAAGAAAGATATGAGATATCAGAAATAGGGCTGTACTCTGCTGGATCAAATCCATCTGCAGGAGTTTATGATAGCAAAACAATTTTTGCATTTACGGCAACAGAGAGTTGGCAGTATGCTACCAGTGCTGCAACAACAGCAATTGAACCATATCCTGAAGCGCTTGATGGTGGCAGCGGTAATATTATTCTTACTGCAGACCCAGTGTTTAAAACAAATGCCGATAATACTATTTTCTTTAATCCATCTCGTGCCTCTAGATATGAACGCTGCAGATTTTTAAATAACATAATTTTAATTAGGGGCGACCAAGCAGATTTAACTATTAGTTCTGAAAGCGATGAAACACTTGATCATTTTGTAATTGAAAACGATTCAAATCATATAAGATTAACAGGCGCCAACATTGACCTATCAAGAAACTCTCCAAAGGATAAATTAAAGTTAGCATTTTCTTTAGTAAATAGAGATGGAAACTCAGCCTCAATACCCGAAACAATTAGGATTCTTGTTGAATTTTCTTCTCCCGATGGAACACAATATGCTAGGTTTGAAGGAGAACTAAACCAAGGAAGTTCTGGAAATTTGGCAAATTCAGAAGGAGAGTACAACACACTTGCAGACTTTCAAGAAAATAGATATTTTGTAATATCAAAAGAATTACAAGATTTGTACAAAACAGAAAACTTTAGTTGGGAAGTAGCGACTATAGTAAAAATTTATGCTTGTGTTATTACAGATGAAAGTGGAGAGGTTAATGTTCCTTCTAATAACTACTATATTGCATTAGATGCTTTAAGATTAGAAAACACTCAAACTGTTAATCCGCTTTATGGACTAACGGGCTATGCTGTTGTAAAAAATGAAAATCAAGAAACTGTCATAAAGTCTCCTAATACTAGTAATTACGTTGAGTTTAGATTTTCTATTGGTGTGTCCTAATGGCTGATGCAGGAATTAAAAAATTAATTATTCCAAAAAACCAGTTGCCACCAGTAAGTGACAACAATGAGTATGTTTTAAGATACAGGATTGTATCTGATGATAAAAACAGAACATCTCACTATTCTCCTATTTTTTTAGCAACCGCAAATACTGTTGAGTCTGTAAGTGGAAATCTTTCAATTAGCGGAAATAGTTTAGTTGCAACTTGGGGTGATTCTAACAATAGGCCAAGATATGACATATTTGTAAAATTTGACAATGGCAACTATCTTTATCACGGAACATCACCAATACACACCTATGGATTTCTTAAAACTGGTACAATAAATGTTAGAGTTGTAGTACAAGTTGAAGGAATTAACAAGACAAGAAATGCTGCATTAACTATATTTGAATCAAATCTAGTTTCTTTGGTATAATTAAACAGGAGGATAAATGTCAAAAATACCATTACCAGAACGTGGACAACCGCTAGATGTTACTTACATTTATGAGTTGGCCAAAGCAATAAACGATTTGTCTACACAGATTTCTTCTGCAAGTTATAATTTTACAACTATTGATAACGGATCGTCAAACAAAGAAACAATAAAAACTTCAAATGCAAAAATAGCAGGTGGGTACGTTCCAGTTTTTACAAATAGCACAGTCGGTGCTGGAAACGAAAGAGCATTTACGTATTCTTTTCAAAGTGAGTTTAAGTTTCCACCAATAGTTACAGCAACACCGTTAAACATTGGAAATACAGAAGCAGGACAAAACGTTACAGTTGTTTTACAAACAATAACAACATCTAAGGTAGATGGCTTTGTAAGGTTTGGCTCTTCTGGTAATCTGTCCTTGGCTGTAAATTTAATTGCTGTTGGACTTCCAAACTAAAAATAATTTTTATATGATTTTTTGTAAAAAATGTTCTGGGCGATTGTTTGTTGATAGGCAATATACAAGTGCTCAGCATTTAGAAACTTATTGTATTAGATGTGGAACTAGAAATTTTTTTCATCCACCTCAACAAAGCGGGGAGGGAAGATGGTTACTAGCAAGGGAATCATTGAGAGCCAAACTTACAATAACGAGTCTATAATAAATGGCAGTAAAAAAATTTGGTTTCTTAACGGAGACCTTGTAAGGCTGTATCACAGTTCAAGGTCTACTGGTTTAGTTTCAGTATACAACATTAATAAAGATAGGATTGAAACTTGTCTTCGTGTTGACTTTAGAAAAAAAAGAGAAAAGGCTTATACTGTTGCTGAAACTGCTAGATTAATTAATCGTCACAGAAAGTATATTCCAAGTCTAATAAAACGAGGAGTCATTCCCCCTCCAGTAGGATCTAGCATTAATGGTAAGACTGGTTGGCAAATAAGATCTTATTATTCAGAAAGCGCAGTCAAGGTGATCCGTGATATACTGGCATCTATACATATCGGACAACCAAGAAAAGATGGCTTAGTAACAAATAACATGACTCCAACAAATCAGGAGTTGACACGACGAATGGGTGAAGGTATACTTACATATACAAAGACAGATGACGGAAGATATATTCCCATCTGGTCAGAAAACATTTAAAAGAAAAGGTGGGGGTAATGGAAAACGAAAATACAAAAATATCAGTAGCACTTGGATACACAATTAACTTAGGTAATTTTCAATCATTAAGACTTGATCTTGGTGTTGTAGATTCTAAGCGTGATGGTGAGAATTCAGATCAGGCTTTTGATAGAGTCTACAAGTTTGTAGAAGACAAACTAACAGAGAAAATTAAAGAAGCACAATCAGAGGCTGACGGCACAGATTAATGGCTGAACGCAAAGACCGTATGGCTTTGCTCAGCAGATATAGTAAATTGCACAAAGCAAGATACGAGCAAAAGCCATCTTTAAATTTAAACGTAGAGCAATGGTCTGCTGATGCACTTGTAGAGTCTTATGGCATTGCCGAGTGTTATGATTTACTTGAGTATTATTTCAGCATTGCACAAGAACCTAGTTGGAATCATTTTGCATACAATGCAGAAAAAATTATTAGTGGTAAGATAGAAACAAAGAAAGATGTTGAAGAAAGATCAGAGCGTAGAAAATTGGCAAGAAGGTGGCTTAGTGAATAATACGGAAGCAAAAGTTATATCAGCACTATTGCAAGACAAACAAATGCATGTTCTGTTGCAGGCAAATGTAGAAAACCTTCTTAGAACTCACAACGATGTTTGGAATTTTATTCGTTTATACTTTGACAACAATAGTTCAGTTCCACCAGCATCCTTAGTTATAGAAAAATTTAGAGACTTTCAACCAATAGATGGTGTAGGGGCTACTAAGCACCACCTTGAAGAGTTGCAAACAGAGTACCTAAATGACAGCCTTAAAGACATACTAAGGTCTGCAGCAGGCGAAGTGCAGGTTGGCAACGGCACAGAAGCACTCAACGGACTCATTACAAAAACTTCTGAGTTAAAGAAAAACACCTCCGCTATACGTGATATTGATGCTACGGATCTTGATTCTGCCGTTGCATATTTTGAAAAGATTCAACAACAAAAACTAACTGGCCAAGTTGGAATTAAAACAGGTTTGCCAGGATTTGACAATTACCTACCTTCTGGAATTATGCCAGGACAACTTGGTGTGTTCTTAGCATATCCAGGCATTGGCAAATCTTGGCTTGCTCTTTATTTTGCAGTGCAGGCATGGAAGCAAGGAAAGTCTCCACTGGTTATATCTCTTGAAATGTCTGAGACAGAAGTTCGTAATCGTGTATTTGCAATTATGGGCGAAGGTGTTTGGTCTCACCGCAAACTAAGTAACGGCGAAGTAGAACTTGATATGCTTAAGAATTGGCATGCTAATAAAGTAGCAGGCAAGCCAGAGTTTCATATTATTTCAAATGACAACGGGGGCGAGGTTAACCCTTCTGTAGTTCGTGGAAAGATTGATCAATACAAACCAGACTTTGTTATTGTAGATTATTTGCAACTTATGTCACCTAATCAGAAGTCTGAAAATGAGACGGTACGTATGAAAAACCTTTCAAGAGAACTTAAACTCATGGCTATTAGCGAAGAGGTTCCTATTATTGCTATTTCTTCCGCTACCCCAGATGATGTAAAAGATTTAAGTAGTGCTCCAACACTTGGTCAAACAGCATGGTCTAGACAGATTGCCTATGATGCTGACTGGGTAATGGCACTAGGTCGTGCTACCAATAGTGATATTATTGAATGTGTATTTAGAAAAAATAGAAATGGTTTTATGGGAGACTTTTTAGTACAGGTAGATTTTGACAAAGGTTACTATAGATACAAGGATTACGAAGATGAAAAAAAATAGCATTTATAGTAAAGAGCAAATACAGAGAGTTCTTAATGGAGCAGGCATTGACATAGAGGCAGAGTTTGGCAATGACTTTATTATCTATTGTCCATATCATAATAATACAAGGACCCCTGCTGCAGAAGTAGCAAAGGATAGTGGCTGGTTTTTTTGTTTTGGTTGCCAAACCACAAAAAATCTTGAAGAGTTTGTTATGTTTGTAACTGGTAGAACTTATTTTGAGTCAGCACGGTATATAAAAAGTAAAGAAACAGAAACAAATATTGAGAGTGTAATTAATAAAACAATGTATGCACCGCCAGACTTTGTGCAATATGATGAGGTTTTAATTAAAAGATTAAACAATCAAGCCTTAGAGTCTCCAAGAGCAATGAGATATTATTCTAATAGACTTATAACCGAAGAGTCAGTAAAAAAGTTTGGCTTAGGATATTCAGAAAAACAAGATATGGTTACAATACCAGTTCATTCTCCAGATAGCATGACTCTTGGCTTTGTTGGTAGATCTATTGAAGGTAAAGAGTTTAAGAATACCCCAGGACTTCCAAAAGGTAAGTTATTATTTAATTTGCACCGAATTAAAGCATCTAGTTTGGTGTATGTAGTTGAATCATCTTTTGATGCTATAAGGCTAGATCAAGTAGGATTCCCAGCAGTTGCAACACTGGGGGCTAATGTATCTGCATCGCAGATTAAGTTATTAGCAAAGTACTTTAACAACGTTGTACTTGTTGCAGACAACGACGAGGCTGGTGCAATAATGAAAGATAAGTTAATTGAAAAACTTGGTTCATTAGTCAGCGTAATCAACATAGATAAAAAATATAAAGACATAGGCGACATGGATGATGAGGCAATCAGAAGCATTAAGTTTCAGTTTGACAAATCCATATCCTCTATGCTAAACTAATATAACAAATCGAAGGAGAATATATGAGCGTAATAAAGGGACTCAAAAATATAAATGCCCTGCTCGACAAACCAAAATATGATGAAAACTCACCAAAGGTAAGATGGCTTAAACTTGCCGATGGTCAATCAGCAAAAATCCGTTTCGTTGAGGAACTAGATGAAGACTCTGCAAACTACAATGCAGATCGTGGTCTTGCTCTAGTTGTTAAGGAACACACAAATCCAAAGGACTACAAACGTAAGGCTGTAGACACAATGGAAGCAGAAGGTCGTGACTGGGCAGAAGAGATGCACCGTAAAGATCCAAAGGCTGGCTGGAGAGCACGTCTTCGTTTCTATTGCAATGTTCTAGTTGACGATGGCATTGAACCACCTTATGTGGCTATTTGGTCAATGGGTGTAAGTAAACAATCAGCGTTTAATACAATTCGTGAGTATGCCTTAGAAACTGGCAGTATCTCAAACGTAGTCTGGAAAGTAAAGCGTAATGGTCAGGGCACTGAAACAAGTTACACAACCATTCCTGGCGCACCAGATACAGAACCATTTAAATGGGGAGACATAAAGCCATATGCTCTTGAGTTAGCATTAAAGAAAATTCCTTATGCTGAACAAGAAGCATT